TTACAACAATTGGATTTGGAGTTATTTGACTATGTCAATTGGTGGAACCACCTTCGGTTGCACGGTACACTTGGCTACGAGACACCGGTTGGTTACCGTAACCAGAGATTGGCGCAGCGAATCCTTGATAATGAGCTCGGATGTGCTAACGCTAGCGAGGCAGTCTAACTTTAACTGTTAGCTCCTGCCGAAGATCGTCACATCCGAGGAGGCTCATTGTCAAGGACAATCGGAATAGCATACGGAAAGAAGTTCTGCACCTTATAAAATTTGTCAAAAAAACTGTTGCCATTCCATTGTTACCTCCTTTGTGCAAAATAAAAAGACCACTCAAAGAGTGATCTAATATGTAAAAACTACACCTCAGCAATGAGGTGCAGTTATAGCTCTTTACGGTTTTGCTAACTGGTAGCTTGGGTTTACCGCAAACCCAAAGTCGCTGGAGTGGGATTGCACCACTCATGCACTAGTCCGCTCTAGTTTTGTACAAGGTCCCAGTAGTGCGCCGTACGCAACCTACCTTCACCTTTGCGTCTCTCTACTTCCGCCACAGCGAAAAATTAACATTGTGAAAATAAATACTAATCGTATAATTTTATTTATCAGCGAGTGGTCCGCTGAAATGAATTATAAGGAGAAAAGGTAATGTCTAATAATTTTAGCGGTTTTGATGATCTAACTAGTCATCTAAACAAAATGTCAAAAGCTGCTCAAGAGCTAGATGGAGATAATGAGATTCCTATGGCTGATCTGTTAACCGATTCTTTTATTTCCAAAAACACTAGTTGTCAAAGCCTTGACGAATTTTTCGAAAAAAGTGGTTTTGATGTAAGTAGCGAAGAAGCCTTTGCAGCTATCCCTGATGAAGATATGGATAGATTCGTGTCCCAAAACTCGAATTTCAACACATGGACTGATATGCTTGGAACTGCCACACAGGAATATGTTGCTAAGAAACTTGGATTTTAAATTTCTCAATCAATTCTAATGTTTCTTCTAACTGATTAACTTGGTTTTGTGCCAACTTAATCAGTTTTTTTAATTCAACAAGATTTGATACATTGAATTTCATTTTAATTTCATTAAAAATGGAATCGTCTGCTTCTCTATTTTTTTGTACAACTGATCTGTACTTTTCTACTGAATGATCCTCAATTACTTGTTCCAAATGTTTTTTGTACTCTTTATATACAGCTTCTTTTTGGATCAATTCTAAACGTTGTTGCTCAATAATATCAATCAACCGTTCCCGATCCATACCTTGATACTTTATTTGTTCGACTTCCATTTGTTTTCCCTCCAACACATAAATTAATAGACAGCAACGGATGATAGATAATAAGAATAATTTAGAAGGAGTTGAAATTCACATCCTTATTCTTAATATTTCCGTTGCTGTCTATCGAAGCTTAATTGTGAAACAATAATAAAACGATGTTCCTTTTATTATTATTTTGTCTCAGACCTATCACTAATCTTTCGACACTATCATAATATCACGTTAAAACACTCAAAAACCCTACACTATCCCTACAAAAACCCTACAAAATCAACGATACTGAACTAACACGCCTTTTTTGTATGCTTCTGCAAATTCAATCAATGCGATGGATTTCAGCTTCTCTACGTTCTTCTCTCCGTATCCTCGTATCAATTGCCCTATTTCATAATTAGAGTGCTTGTTTACGTCACAGAAGCTATAGTAGAGTATCTGACGACTAATCAGACTAAGAGCCATCAAAGCCGCTAGAATCGCGTCTCTCTCCGCTTCTATATCCATCATCTGAATGATCGCGTCTTCTGCCTTGTTTCCATATTTCGGTGCCTTCGGCATATCGGTTATGATAGGAGACTTAATATCTATCAAAGAGCGACCTGCCATCCGCTCCAAACGCCGAAAGTTCTTCAGCACATCTCTCGCATTACATCTTGTCTGTTTGAAATCTACCTCTCGTAACAATTGCATCAAGTCAAACCGCTCCTTTATGTGATATAATAAACTTGTCGAATTTATTAGAACAGTCGGAGCGATCCGGCTTTTTTATTTGTCATTGATTAGTTCCATATCCACCAATCGAGCCACTGCTAAATTCTCTTTGCTTTTCGCTAATAACTTGTCGCATTCCATCGTGTTTTCAATGCGAATGATTGCTGAGTGGTTATAGACGTGTTCTACATATCCGCGAAATGGATAGATGAACTCTTCTGCTTCACAGCGAACCATGTCACCGACTTTGACTTTTGGTTTCTTACGTGTTTTAGGATTCTTTGTCGGCATATCTAGCATTAAACCGCCGATACCGTGACTACTAGCGTAGAATCCGTCTTTTAGTTTCATTCTTTCTCCTCCGTCGTTACCGTGATTTTTTTCAGACTTACTTCATGGTCTGTATACTCACGAATCAATTCGATTAAATCTTTTGCATAGACGTAATTACCGCTCATGTTTTTAATGACATTTCCACCGCCCAAACTTAGCGACCCATCAACATTCAACCCTCTCACATAACCATTTCCAGAATCAATTGCGTAGTATATTTCTTCTTTCATTCCACTACCTCCTCATGATCGACAGTGACCAGTTCATATGCTTGTGTTAATCCACCAAGTCGTTGTGAAACTTGGTTAGCTTCTTCGAGATTATCAAACCATCTTGCACTTTGGAGTATGTCTACAATGGATAATGTGTTAGCCCCTATAGAACGTTCATCACTTCTGTAAAATTGATTTCCAAACTTTACTACATAAATCTTCATTCTGTATCCTCCCATTTAATATCTAGTATCGAAATCTCAAACTTACGAATAGCCTTGTTTGTAATAGCAACACACTGACTTGCCACTTTAATTCTTTTTCAAACTTTGCCTTTAGTGCATTCAGTTCCTGTTTTCTTAGTTTTGTTACTCTGCGGTGTCTGTTGTTCATTATGAGTCCTCGCTTTTGTTGCCTTTATACAAAATTATTACTGACGTTTTCAAATATTCTGATAGCTCAGATAACATCATTATTTTGATGTATTCAACTGCAAAAATCCCTGTAACTGCTGCTTTAACAAACTCATTATTGAGCCCAAATATAATGACCATGATTAAGGACATCATTAGATAGATGTACTTAAAATTTTCTTTTATGGCTTCTCTCATTCCGCTTCCTCCTCAATCGTCCAAGCATTTGTAAACTCATCTAAGTATGCTAACTCATCTTCATCCAAATACCCGTAACCCCATAAGGATTCTAAAAGGTCGTCTTTAGAATATCCTCTAAAGTCAAGTCTGAGACCGCTTAGGATGTGTACACAGGTTGTATTTCCATAAAACTTGATTGTGTATGCTTTCATCCCACTTCCTCCCGTTCTTGTACCCACGCTATGAATGCTACTAGAACTTCTTTGCGTTGAATACTATTCATATTCCTAAAAACTTCTAATTCATGTACAACAGGTTCATCTGTGCCGAAGGCGTCAAGTGTCCACCACAAAGCAAATTCGAAACCATGATTTTCTTCAATTGTTTTTTCTTTCATCCAATCAAGAACGATTTTCTGGTTGTCGTTGAGTGCCGGATGCTCATCAATAGCTGCTACCTTGTCATATAATTTTTGTAAGTCTGGTGCATCGTCAACCATCGCAAAAGATATTTCTGACAATACTTTCTCTTTAAATTTGCTCATCCTTCTGCCTCCTCTTCCACTGGCACAGCGAACGGCCAGTATCTTTCATCAATTGCTTTGATTTGTTTTTCAGTTAATTCATAACTTTCAGTAGCGCACTCTGATATTTCATCTTCTGAAACCAATATGGTGACGTCTGAAAAATTGGACATTTTTGCAAGATATCTATTATTTATTATCACTCTATACAACGGCTCTTTCTCGACCTCGTAGCCGTATAACAAAGCTTCTATTGCTTTCTTTTTATTAGGATAATTGTCGCTGCATTTATCAACAAGCCAGTACAACAGCTCTTTGTTTTCTGATGATGATCCGTTCTCGCTAAGTTCAAAATCAACACCATATCCCCAACCTGCCCGTGCAACAAGTGAAATAGCATAAAACTCGTCATGTTTTGCTATAACTCGTTTTGCCCAATCATCAAAAAACTTCGGCATCACATGCTTTGGATGTTCATCTAACTCTTTAACGATATATCGTATATTCTTACAGCTAGCAATATACCCCTTCCAATAAGCCGTGTTTGCTTCAGTACCTGTTTTTTGGTGTGCGTGGCGTTCGTTTTCTTCTATTTCTTTATCAATCCATTTTAATGCCCACAATTTGTTTTTTTGCTCCTGTTTATTCATCGCTGTTCCTCCAATAAATCTGGATTTTCGGTAGTAGTCATAAATCGATCTCTCTTCAAAAGTTCTGGTGAATTATAAATATTCCCCGCTACCGTCAATTGTTTTCTATTACTATATAATTCTGTTTCGTAGATGTGTTCACCGCGAATTCTGTAGGCTCCGTTTTTTGCTCTAAAAACTTCTGCGTAACTGTGCCAATAAGTATCAGCATAATTCGTTGATTTATGAGTGATAAGCGCTACATCCCCTTCAAAAATCTCCACACCATTCTTATCTTTCAGTCCTGTGGATTGCATGAGCACAATTTCATCGGGTTCCAATACCCAAGGCCACCCTTCATGCCATATGTTCACGCTGGATACTAAACCATCATTGAAATCTATTCCGCTAACAATATGCATCCTTTCTGTTTGCTTATCCCACACTCTATATCTCGGTGTCATTTCAACCATTATTTTTCCTCCATCTGTGGTAATCCAAGTCCTTTCATAACGTTACGATTTACTGAATTTATAGCATTCACAGTTAAAATTCTTTGCCAACGTTTATTTTTAGGAGACCATCTCAATGCTGCTTTTTTTAATAAGGCACGTACATCATCCGATGGCTTACCATGAGTAACTAAATAAAGTCGATTGTTTTCTACATCAAAGCCGTATCCTGCTAATTCATCATGATCTACTTCTTTGTAGAAATCTTCCCACCCTTTCTCTGCTGCTCTTTCCTTTCGTTTTTTATCAATTCCAAGCTTTTGATCAATCAAAACCGGATCAAACATCTTTCTCGTATTTTCAATAAAACGTGCCCGCTTACCATTATTTGAATACAGTTCACTTTCTAAATGATAAATCCGCTCTTCTTCTTTTTGCTTTTTCCTAGTGGGATAATTTGCAGGACCACAAATCATAACTGAAGGAATAGTTGTCGCTTGAAGAATATTAGACTTTAATTCGACAATCAATTTATTGTATTTAACGAGTCTTTCATTCAATTGTTGTTCATTCTCTTGCGTTAAAAATTCACTAAAGCGATCAACAAAATCAGCAATGTAATCTCTAATTTCTTTGTTGAAATCTCTCCCCCTGCTAAATGAGGTCAATTCCTCATATCGCTCTCCAACTTCCTTAGGTATCTTATAAACTAATTCGAAATTTCTTTCGATTACACTTCTGAAACTTAAATTCATTATTTCTCCTCCTACTCAAATCCCACTTCTGTACCATAGATATTCCAGATGACATTTACATGTTCGTTGACATCCTTTTTGTCTTCTTCCTTGATCCAATAAGGCGGTTCCCCATCTCTCAAAGGTATCCCTATGCCTTCGATAAATGTTGACTTGTTATGGATTACGTTATATGCGACGTGCTCCGCTAATTCGTCAAGTCCATCTAAATCGTAGAAGTATTCGCTAAATCCTTCGAACCATTCTTCATTGAAAAATTCTGGATCTAATTCAACTTTCAAATTATCTCTTCGTACCATTTCAAGCGATATTTTCTTCATTATTTCTCCTCCACATACCTAAACTGTCGTCCTTTTGAATCAATCCATAAGCTCCTAGCTCTATCCCAGATGATGTTTTTGCTCAGACCAGTAATTTCAGATAACTGTTCAGCGGTACCCGTTACTAGAATTCGATCACCATGCCAGATTGCAATCTTTCTCGGCGTTCTCCGTTTGGTTCTTTCAGTCCATATTGATTTGCCGAGCTTTTGGACTTCTGCAACTATTTCTTTGTCTTCTTGCCAAGATTCTGACTTGGTTAATTCAGCAATTCGTTTCATTGCTGCTTTCTTATCCACGCTCATTCCTCCAATCTACGAATTTCCCTTCTTAAATTCTCTATGTGCAAATTGATTGCCTTTCTCGCCGTTTCATTGACCATCACTGCCTTTGTTCGTTCCAGATCGTCAATCTCACGTTGAAGGCTTCGAATACGCATTTGAATCACTTCTTCTGTTGTCATGATGGACCACCTCTTTAAAAACGCTCTTCCTTGAACGTATTCCGATATTTTTTAGCTAATATCAACGGCACTTGATATTGATGACAGAACAACTTTGCCTTGATCTTAAAGTCTTTTGTCTGCATTCCTTTGACATCTACGACTTTGACTAGTTTGCCGTTTTTATAAAATGTGAAGTCAGGAATATACTCGATCTTACGATACTTCTTTCCATCTAGTTCAAACTTCGGCATCAGTTCAAATCTTTCTTGAAGTTTTACTTTCCATCCGTTCGCTTCTGCTTGCCACAAGGCTAAATCGTAATACTCTGCTTCCGCGATAGAATCAAACTTGATACCTCGATGAACAGTTTTCTTATTACGGTATTTATTCATGCGATACTACCTTTCACTGGTTTTATGCGCTTGTCTGCTGTTTGTTGGAATTTCAGCGCATAACCTTCTGAATTCTTAAATATCCTAGAAACAATTCTTTCGCCGTAGGCTTCTCTTAGTTCAGGACCAGATAAGTTTGTTGTGATGATCGTTGCCTTGTTCTGTCTGGCTTCTAAGAGCGTGTTAAACGTGTTGTTTGTAAACTGCCTACTATTTGATACCCCGCTACCTAATTCAGCTCCAATATCGTCAAAAACCACCAAATCAGTTGTTTTGATATCGGCTATAAGCGATCCTTCAATTTCTTTTCTCAGTTCAGCATTGTTATAAGAAAACTTTATTTGCTCTAATAACTCTTGATAGCTTATAAAAAGTATTTTCTTGTCATAATTTGAGCGCTCAAGTATTTCCCAAGCTGTCGCCATTGACAAGTGGCTTTTTCCGCTTCCTGATTTCCCTGATAGAATGAAATGTGCAGGATGGTTCAGTAGGACATCATTTACATAGCTTTTAGCTCTTTCTAAAGCAATTTTCGTTTCTTGGTCCACTACGTGATAATTCTCCATTTTGCATTTAAACAAAGTTTTATCTGTTAATACCGAACCATTTTGAAAAAAACTCAAAGCTCGTGCTTTTAAGCTGTCGTTATATATCCTTTCGCTCTGTATATCCTCTTTCACACGTAACGCTTTATAACCACAACTCATGCATGTTGGTTTACAACGTTCTGAACCATCCTTATTTTTAGCTCGCCAACTATACAAAGGTTCGCTACATTCTGGACATTTTCCGCTTTGCACTAATACTCTTCTTATTAGTTTCTCCATAGCATTTGCTAGGCTTTCCATGTGATGCATCTCCTTTTTAAATTGGCAAGTCGTCATATTCACTAGGATTGCTGTACTGTAGTTTTTGACTTTGCTTTTTATGATTATTCTTGTCTGCTTTGATTTCGAATTTGAGCTTCTCGAATTTTTCTCTCAATTTCTTAGCACTTCTAATATTTCCAAACCAAAATTCATTTGTAGGTAGCCAATTGATCACATACTCAATCGCTTCTATAGACGCTTTATCTCTTTCTTCCATCAACCTGATTGTGTCTGCCCATTTTTCGATATCTACTTTGTTCATTTCTTTTGGAAAATCTTCAGTTAAATTACTTTGCAATTTTTTAGCAAGGCGTAAGTGTTCGTCAGAATACTTACCTTTCTTTTCTTCTTTATCTATATCTTTCTCTATCTCTATCTCTAACTCTGGTGTAGTTTTGTCTGGACATTTGTCCGACACTTGTCCTCCAGTTATTAAATTCCGTTTTGCCTCTTCTATTTTCTTTCTGTATTCTCTTTTTCTATCTGCTTCAGTTGAGGATTTTCCAATGAAACTTTGTATATCAGACATATAAATTGCTCCGTTATCTAATACGTCAATAAGCTGCAAATCACGGAAAATTTGTACCGCTTTTTCTACGACTCCTACAGAATGTCTTGTAATAGTTGCGAGCATTGTAGAGTTAAATGGAATCCTGTCATTAAACATCAACTTACCTTCGTGTTTTAGACTTCTTAAATAAAGTTTGAGAAGAATATTAGAATAAATATAGCCATCTGGCATACTTTCTAAGAGAACCATCTCGTCACTATCGAAAAAATTCTCTTTTAGTTTTAAATAGTAGTAGCGTTTGTTGTCAGACAATATTTTTTACCCTCCTATTCTAAGTTTCTTAATTGTTTCCTGGTTTAACTTGATCCCTTTGATTTGATACTTATTTTTGAAATTAATCACACCTATTTTGTGCTTCTCCGTGTGATGGGTTCTGCAGAGTGCTGCAAATGTGTACACTGAATGAACAACTTCTTTGCGCTTTCGTCTTCCTAGCGCTTTGTCAAAGTGATCGATGTCAGCTCCTGTTTTGCCACAGATGCAGCAGACTCTTTTTGTAATGCATTTGTAGAAGTAATACTCTTGATTCGCTGGTAAAATCTCATAGCCTTCTTTGAAAGGAATATGATGTTCAAAGATGAAATCTAAGATGATATTTGCTAAGACGTTAGCATCACTCACAGTTGTATTCGATTCGTCTTTGAGGCTTATTTTGCGCCCTGTGACGCCTTCAAAACGGAAGTAGAAGAATTCCTTCCAGAAGTCCGTTGGCATGCCTGTATCGATGAAAATATCGCCTATGAGTGCATAGATGAAGTTTCATTGCTGTACTGTGAAACGTCTAGGATCAATAAAACGAATTTCAATGACTCGATCGCCATCATATCCGTCGTACATCGCCTTCAAACGTTCGATATTCACTTCTTCATTGATGGTTGCGCCTATGTCTTTTCCTTTGAACTTTTTCAGAACCGCTGAATATGAATCGATTAATGGTTTAAACACTCATATCACTTCTCTTTTGTTTCTTCTCTGTACTGATCTTCAAGCCAATTAACGCCTCGTTTTAGAATGCCCAAGTCTCTCTTGGTCCATTTACTGTCATCAGCGGTTATAGAAGCCGCATCAGTCAATGCAACAATTGCTTCATCAATTGATTTTTCGTACTTGTTAGCAACCAGTTGTAAAGCATCCAAGAATAGCTTTTTGCTTCTTTGAGTAGCTGGTTCAAGCATCGAGACATCTTCTGGCATATCTTCGCCAGCAAATATATATAGCCCTAGCCCAAACATTGCTAGATTTTTTACAAGACAGCGCATGATTGTTTTATTGATATCAAACATAGTTGCTGCTTCAACTCGCTTTTCGATTTTTCCAACAATCTCTTTTTTCTTCGTTTCGTTATTCCACTGATAATCATTGACTTCGTAAGTATATGGCTCATCTTTCATTGCCTTATTTGCACCATCCGTGACTGGTAACCACATGTCACGCTTTACTCCGTTGACTGTGATACTGGTAAAAACCATATAGCCTGTTTTTTCATCAAAGAGGTATGGACGATGCGTTTCTGGATCACGATAGATTTCGTAGTCTACTTCTTCGCAGATTTTGCTGACTTCTGCCCACGCCCATGCCCAGGACAGATAAGTTAGTTTGTTTCTTTTTTCGACAACATCATTGACGGTTATCTTGTACAGGCTATTGAATAATTTGTTATCGTTGCGTTTCGTTTCTTCACTCATCAAATTCTGCCTCCATTTCAGCAATGTATTTCTTACCTGGTCCGTAATAAGAGATATCAATCAAGTTATCTCTGTCGTACTCTTCTAATGCATCAGTCAAGCCATCTTCGATGATATAAATGTATTCAGGTTTGTTTGAATGTTTTGATAGATGAATAAGGTAAACATGATCCCAAATGCTCACAAAATTGCCCAAATCATCTTGATCACATGCTAGTTCTTCATCTGTCAGAAGATTACGTCTGATTTTTCGATTATTTGTTTCCTTGACATTCGATTTGCCCCAACTAGGATCAGTCAAATATTGATCTAGAGTGGAAAGTTCATTTTCCATATGTTAAAATCTCCTTAGATGTATTTTCTTTGTGACTCTATGCTTGCCGGCGGAGTCACTTTTTTATTTGTTGCCATGCTTTTTGCTTTTCGATATGTTGCTTGCTTAAAATAATAGGACGGCTATTTGCCCACCAATTATCAGCAATTACTTTACCGATTTTTAGCGCTTCTTCTCGTGCCATAGTTGCTCCTTTCTTTTGAATCAAGCAGATTGATTAAAACCATCAATGCTGCGAACAAGCTTCCCCCGATAATACTTTGGTGCGCTACAATCACTAATAACCCCAAAATGAATCCTATAAAAAGTGTGTCTGTCTTCTTCATAATTTAATCTCCCTATTTTTTATTTCTAGCATTCTCAAATCCTCAAGTTCAGAAGCAATTAGTTCAGCTTGTCTATCTGATAGCTCATCGGCTTTTCTAAGCGCTGCACGGTCATCTTGTAATTGTTTCCTGCGTTGTTTAATCAAACCGAGAATTTGATGTTCTTGTTGCAATGTGTAGGACATAAAATCATTCTCCTTTGCCTTTAAAACTCAAAGTTTTCTTTCAAAAATCTTTGGAGCTCCGATCGTTCAATTCTGATGTCTAACTTACTCCACTGCTGTGTTTTTAAGCCTAGGTTTATCCAATGTGTTAATTTGTCATCACCAATGCCTAAAACTTTTTTTACCTCTGATTTGTTTGGATATGGAGGAAGCTCCACTGATTTATTCATAAGGTGTAATCGTTCTTCCAAAGAATTAAGCACTGCATTCGTGATCTGTGTAGTTAATTCGGAAACTACTAAATTATCTGGAATTGTTATTTGCATGTTTTTTCTCCTTTTCTAATTCTGCTAGCACTGCCTCAATTGGCTTGATTTGTTTATCTGGTTTTCTACGTCCATTCATAATATCCGACATATAAGCTGTTGAAATATCAATCTTTTTAGCTAACCAAGCTTGGTTCTTATTATGCGTAGCTAACGCCACACGTATTTTTAAAATGAAGTCCTGCGACATAACTATCTCTCCTCTAATAGATCAATTTCTGGAAGATATCCTTCTTTTTTTAGTAATTCATAGATAAATAGACGTCCTTTTTGAGTCCATTTAGTATTCATCACAACTTTTGTTCCACCATCAGATTTCGGAATCTCAGTTGTATGAGATTTTGTATATCCTTGTCTCATATGTTTCTTGCATAATAACCATTGGTTGCCTACTTTTTTCTGAATACCTAGTTTATGAAGTAGTTTGTTCATCTGTTGTGGAGACATCCCATAATCTGCTGCAACCTGGCTAATTGTTACTGAATCCGTAGAAGATAATATGCTATCTAAATATGAAATTTTGGGTTCGTATTCTGCAATCTTTTGTTCTGCAATTAATCTCCCAGTACGTTCTTCTTTCAATTTAGTTGCTAATTGAATGATTGTATCTGGATTAAGCAAAGCTTCTTCTACTTTTTCTGGAGTTAGATAACCTCCATGTTTTCTAATTGCTGGCAACACTTCGCTTGTTACCCAACGTTTGAATTTCTTGGCATTTGAGAGTTTAGATTTAAGGATTAAACTATATAGCCCTGATTCGTTGATAATCGTCATCTCTCTCGATTGACCTGAGGTCGTGATTCGCGACCCCATCTTATCTTCCAAATCTACATGCCGCGACAAAGCATCTTTAGTGTTTGAATAACCCAAAACACTTGCAACGTCTTTACCTACAAAATATGGTTCATCATTTACTAAAATTGTCCGAACTTCGTTTTGTTCGAAACTAAAAATTTGCGGTGTGTTCATTTTTGCTCATTCCTTTCTTTGATATAATTCTCTTATCAGTAAGTGGTCTACTGAAATAATTTAAGGTGGTGAAAAAATGTTAGTTGATCCAAAAGAGTTTGCTTTAGCTGTTGTCTCTTCTTCAGATTCAAAATTAACCGTTCAAGAAAAATTCAAGTTATTCAAAGAAGCATACACATACGCTTCTAACGAGAATAATGTCGCCCTGAATGAAGCGAAACAAAATGAGCCTTCTGTCCAAGAAAAAATCAAACGTGCAAAACAATTGGGGCTGTAGCTAACGCTTTGAGGATTTCTGCAATTACGCAGATTTCCTCTTTTTTGTATTTATCTGCCAAATGATTAAATGTAGTAACAGCAGTTAAACTTAATTGCTGTTCTGGGCCATCAAAAGCTATTTCATACATTTCAAGCAATTGAAGTTTTTGTCTATTTTCAACATCTAAATCATTTGCTTCTAATTTCTTTCCTGATTCCATTTTTTCCTCTCTCTCTATTTAAATTTGTAAGCTGATAAAATTAGCTAATTTTGTTGACAGTTTCTACAAAGTTTTGTAGAATAAGTGCATAGTTAAATAAGCACAGAATTACCCTATAAATTAACATTCTAAGTTTCCCGACCTTGAATTTGTTTACTTTATTAGGTGTCTTTCTTATTGCTTGTTAGCTTATTAAATTAGCTTACGAACATATATCACTATAAAGTTTTGTAGATGTCAACGATTATCTACAAAGTTTTTAAGATGTGTTTTAGGCATGATCGGAGAATCATTATTATGACAACATTTGAGAGAGTAAAAATGTTAGCAGATAAACGCAAAATATCTATTGTCGAATTGGAAGAAAAACTTAATTTTAGTAAAAATTCACTTTATGCGTGGAAAAAGAGTAAGCCATCCATTGATAAACTAAATGCAGTTGCTGACTATTTCCATGTTTCAACAGATTATTTGCTAGGACGCACAGATGATCCTAACGCGGGAGTTGCACCAGAGGAAAGAAAACTAACCGTGGAAGAAGCTTTAGCATCTGTTATGAGTAGCGACGGAAAACCGCTCACCGATAATGATAGGGAAATACTATCAGCTATGATTGAAGCATATTTAGAGAAAAAAGATAACTAAATAAGTAGGTGAGTCATTTGGACAGTCAAATTGAAATGATAATTAATGAACTCGGCGTTAAGGTAGAAGAGCGTGAAAACCTTGATGCCGATGGCCATTATGTTGCTTATATGAATACCATAGTAATAAAAGCTAATTTATCTAAGTATAGAAGACAAAGAACCTTATTACATGAATTAGGACACGCTTCTAAACATCATGATAATTATTTTTTATATAACTTAGCATTCTCTCTCCATTCAAAAATGTAATATGAGGCTGATCGCTTCATGATTGAAAAATTATTAGATAGATATATTGCAAAGTCTGAATTAGAACCACACAATATCAATTACATGAAATTTATAGAAGATAATAATTTAAGCGTTCGCTTCGAACCACTTGTGAAAGAATTATTAAAAGCTCGCATCTATTGTTATGCAGCTCTCTAAAATTTTTTAAGCAAAAAAGAACATATGTTCAAAAATAGAAAGGTGAACAAAAATGATATATACAGAATTCAAAGAATGGTTAGAAAAAAACACAACCGGATACGAAACATTTATCATCAAAGCTACTAATTATCAAATTGAAAAAAACAAAAATAGACCCCAAAAAAAACGCTGGGATGATAAGAAAATAGATAAAGCTGTATTAGAAATGTGGAAACAAGTCGTGACTAACTTGTATCAAACAATTCGTAAAGAAAAAGGAGTTCCATTAATTAACGGGAAGGAAATATGGCTTGAATTTATAGAGGAACAAGGACTGATCGAATTTTTCAATGATAGCATGGCAGAATTAGAATTTGAATAGGGGTAATATTGATGGCAATGATAAAACAATATAAAAAGAAAAATGGCGAAAAAGCATGGTACTTTAAAACTTATCTCGGTATTGATCCGCTAACTGGAAAGAAAAAATATACTACTAAACGAGGATTTAGAACACAAAAAGAAGCAAAAACAGCACTTTCTAGGTTAGAACTAGAATTACAAAAAACAGGAATGCCCACAAGTACAAATACTACTTTCAAAGAAGCAGCAGAATTATGGCTAGAAAGCTACAAAAAAACTGTAAAAGAAAGTTCATATTCAAGGACTAAAATAATCTTTAATAAACATATATATCCCAAATTTGGAAATATTAAGCTTTCTAAAATTAATACGGCATATTGTCAAAAGGTAGTAAATGATTGGAGTGAAAAAGGAACTTCAAAGCAGTACCCTCTTTTCATAAACTATATGAATAAAGTTTTTAAGTATGCTATAAATATTGGTTTAACATCTGATAATCCAACATTAAATTTACTTATTCCAAAGCCACAAATTAAAACAGAGAAGAAATTAAAATTATATACAAAAGAACAGTTGGAATTATTTCTAAATGAAGTATCTCAAGAACAGAATCCATATTTTAAAAACAGAGACTATACGCTCTTTAGACTATTAGCATTCAGCGGATGTAGAATCGGCGAAATATTAGCACTCACTTGGGACAATATTAATTTTAAAACAAATGAAATGGCCATTAAAAAAACTGTAGCTCGTTCAGATAAATATTATATATCTGAAACTCCTAAAACCAAAAAATCAAATCGAATAATTTATTTAGATGAAAAAACTATAAAGCAACTAAAATTTTGGAAGCTCGAACAAAGAAAGTACTTATTTCAATTAGGATTTGCTAAAGCTAATTATTTGTTTACCAATGACGAAAATAATTTCACAATTAATCAGTCATGGCAGAAAGATACAATATATATCGTGAGCGTGCCGGCTTACCTTATATCGGTCTGCATGGTTTTAGACATACACATGCATCAATGCTATATGAGGCAGGCGCAGATCACAAAGAAGTCCAAGAAAGAATGGGCCACGCAAATATAA